AAGCCGTTGTTCACGTCGGCCTGAACGATCTGCTCCAACAGCTCCAGTGCATCGCGGTCGATGCCCACGTCCTGCAGGCTGCCCTCCTGCACGGTGGGGTAGCCCACCCGCACAGTCACCTGTTTGCCGCGGGGACGGATGCCGCCCACTTGAATGGTGTTGCGGCCGTTGATGGTCTGGCCGGAAATGTCCACGTTCCACACGCCGCCTGCCGCCATGGCAGCGGTGTTGATCTGGCGGTTATTGACGAACAGGTTAAAGCCGGTCACGCCCGACTCGGGCTCCACGCACAGCGTTCCCTGCCCTGCGTAGCCCACAAAGGTGTACATGTGGTTCATGGCCAGCGTATCGTCCAGACCCTTCCAGTTGGGGAACACCGGCTCGCCCTGCCAGCCGCCGCTCACGCTGCCGCGGCTGGTCACCTTGACCGAGGTCGCCTTTTTAGGGACGAGGTTCAGGGAGTTGGTATCCTCCGCTGCGGCGGCTGCGGGCTCGGCAGCAGAGGCTGCCCCGGCGGTGCACACGTTGAGCGCCATCATGCCCAGACCGGCAACGCTGCCCTTCAGGAACGTTTTACGGGAAAATTTGGTTGACATGGTAAGGTCCTCCCATTCTTTTTGCCGCAATGCGACAATATACCTGTATTCGTGCTTTTTTGTCCCGCAGCAGCGGGACTGCCTTGTGCCCCGAATTGTACGCGAGACGAAACAAAATGTCAATCATGTTTTTATCTTGTGGCACAAAGTTTTGCGTTTCTCAGTTTTTCGCCTATTTTGGCACATTGTTTTGCGTTTTGTTTCAAATTTTCATGCGTTTTGTATACAACCAGCCGCAAAAATGCGTAAAAAAGCCGCCGCACAAACCCTTGTGCAGCGGCTTCGGTTCATAATTTTTCTTACAGGATGCGGGCGCTGATAGCGTTTGCCACCTGAAACAGGTCCTTCTGCCCAATAAAGCCAAACTTGGCCTCGTGGCCGTCCGCAAAGCAGACTGTCAACTGGGACGCCTGCAGCGGATCGCCAAAACCCGCCGTCTGGATGCCATAGTGCAGCACCTTGCGGTAAGGCAGCACAAAAAGCTGCTGCCGCGTGCCCGTGACCCCCTGCATATCCACCATGATGATGCGGTGGCTGGTGAACACCACCTGATCACGCACCGTCTTGTATGCGCCCACGATCTGCTCGCCCTCCAGCAGCAGGGCGTTAACATTTTTGCAGATATCCTTCTCCTGCAGGCGCATGAGGTTCTCCATCGGTTTATCGCGGAATTCCATTGTAGCGTTCCCCTTTCAGCGTTTTTATGGCTCTATTGTAGCATTTCCGCCTCCGGTTTGCAAGATGACTGCCCAGTGCAGGACAAAAAGAAAAGACCCGAACCGTTCAAGGTTCAGGTCTTTTGGAGCGGGTAATGGGAATCGAACAACTGTTTTTATTCATCGCCGTTGTAAAAACCAGATGTTTTTACTGAAAGCGCATCGTTTTTTCTGGAAGGGCTTGCATCTATTTGCTGGCCCTTTTTATTTTTTACAAAAATATGTGGGGCCGAAAGTGGGGCCATCTGGGGCCAACTGGGTGGCCGTTTGGGTGGAGGTTCCAATCTGACCACCCAATGCTCTTCCGGCCCGCACGGTCTGGGGCTGGGGGCTGCTGCTCACCCGTGTGCCTTCTTGATGGCCTCCGTGGTGGCATCTGCCAGCTCTGCCCTCTGGCCCTGCATCTCGTGTTGATACACGCCAAAGGTGTCCATGTTCTTGCTGTGGCCAACCAAAAGCTTGAGTTGCCCCTCTGTGAGCTGCCCAGCCTCCATACTGACAAAGGTATGCCGCAACTCGTACAGGGTGATTCTGGGAGATATGTCGTTCGTGTCCTGATATTTTTCCCACCGGCGGGCGAGAGAGCGCTGGCAGGGAATTTGGAACAGTGGCGTGTTATAGTTGAGCTGGACGCCCTGAGCCTTCAAGAGCTGTACCTGTGCCTCGTATGCTTCTCTGGCCTGCTGGCACATATCGAAAGACCTTACGCTGTTCTCGTTCTTTCCTGTTGTCTCCTCGTCCAGCGTGTTGATGCTGCGCCGGAGGTTGACCGTGTTCCCTTTGATGTCTCCATACCATAGGCCCACAAGCTCACCGGGCCGCACCCCTGTGGACACGGAGAACCTATATGCGTAGATATAGTCATCGAAGATTCGCTTCGTGTGCCAGAGACGTGTATCCACCGAAAATAGGATTCTCAGCGCGTTGGGCTGGAGTATCTTCCGCTTTCCTGTTCTGGCCCCCTTGGGGATGCTCAGCTCAGGGTTCAGGGTGGTGTACTTATTTCGGCGGCACCATCGCAGAAAGCTGTTGGAGGTGGAGCGAATGGTCATAAGTGTTTTCTTGCTGAGGGACTTGTCGCTGGTTTTCATAACCTTACGCTTTGCCAGGCACCTCTTTTTGTACGACATATCAATGGCCTTCTGGAGATCGCCCTCGGTCAGCTCCTCGATTCTGAGATTGCCGACCACCGGGAGGATATAATAATCGCCATACTTCCGGCACTGCATCACATAAGATGTCCCGGCTGAAAGGGCCACATCTTCCACCCACTCGTCGTATAGAGCCGATACCTTCTTTCGGCCATCCCTGATGCTATCATCCAACCATGCGTCTGCTTTGGCGTTGGCTTCTCTCTGGCCGGTTCTGCCCGGTGTGTTGCTGTAAAAGCATTTTTGCGTTCCGTTCTTCTGGACTTTGATTCGCCAGCGGCCTTCAGCCTCTCTCCATGTCGCGGTTCCTGTTCTCTTTTTCACAGCACAGCCAACCTCCTCTCCTGTCCTTGTAAAAGTAGTATGCCCGCCTGACATACTCCTCCGTTGTGTCCAGCTCCTCTGCTATCTCCCAAGCATCAAGGCCCTGCTGGAGCAGTGACATCAACTTGCCCTCTGGTATCGCGTGAAGTATATACCAATGGTCGGCCCTGACCTCATGCCGTTCCATGAGATCGTAGGGCGTGGCGCGTGTGTAGAACCCTCCGTATAGACAATGGCCCAGCTCGTGCCCAAGGCGGGCGGCCTCCTCTGCCTGCGTCAGCTTCCGGCTGCTGTCGATGCCGATATAGCATCTTCCTCCCTGCTCGATGCTGATGCTGCCTGTTTCCGGCAGTGGGAAGCTAAGCACTTCTATTCCGCTTTTCTCTGCTGTGTCGTAAAGCTCACTTACTCTGTCCATTCGCATCCCGCTCCTTTATAAAACGAGCGAAGTTCTTGACCTCCTCGAACTGAGCGTCTGTCACATCGCCACCCCCGAAGAGCGCGAACTTCAGATCTTCATCCGTAACACCTCGGCTGCTATCTGCTGCTGGGGCTTTTTCTTTTTCCGGGATGTCCGATTCTCCGTATAGATATGCGCTAGTCGTGCCTAGCCGCTCCGCGCAAAAATTCACAAATTCCCTTGGCGGTTCTGTGTTGCGCTTCTCGAACATTCGGATGTAGTTGTCCGCATGCCCTGAGGCTTGGCAGAGAGCTTTTCTTGTTATTCCGCTGGATTTTAAGAGCGAATCGAGTCTGTCAAACATAAATGTACCCATCTGGAACCTCCAAAATTAACAAAAAGCTAAATTTTTTCAAAGAAATTAGCCGAAAGCTATTTACAAATTAGCGAAAAGCTAGTATAATAGCATTGTCAAAAGTAGTTAGAAACTAGCTAAATGATAGCATCAACCAATAAAAAAATCAACACTTTGGAGGAACAAAATGGAGAGCGTTCATTACACCCGGTTCGAGGTTGTGTTCCGAAATGCCACGCTGGTGTTTACCAGCAACGACCAAAAGTTCAGGAGCCGTCTGGACGTATACAACTATGTTTGCGCTAATCGGCTGGCAAAGAGCTATGGAAAGTTCATCCGAATCAATGAATCGGATGTCTGCTATTAAGGAGGACCAAACAATGATGAGCAATATGGAAGCTGAGGCCATCCGCATGATGAAGGCCAAGAACGGCAGCTATGCAACCGTAGGAACCCGCAAGTTCAAGCTCCAGTGCAGCCCCCGCCGCGAGAAAGAATATGCGCTGCTGTCTTATGACCTCTCAAACCCAAATGACCATGTGAACTGTACATATATCTCTTGGAAAGAGTTTGATGAAGTGAAGCCCGCCTGATGATGACCTCTGGCACAGGTCGAAACACCCGAAAGGGTGTCGTGGGAGCCACCACAGAACGCAACGAGTACATGGGAGGTTTGTTTTTATGGTTGATAAGAACGGTAGGCAGATTCAGACCGGCGATGTGGTGCTGGTATCTGGAGGCTATTTCAAGTCGGATAATGGCCTGTTCGCGGTGATTCACGCACCCGGCGACCCCGGCTGGTACGGCGAGAGCTGCTGCCTGAACAAGCTGTGCAGGAGCGGCAAGCTGAGTGAGGGCAAGTATGCCACGGCCTTTTGGCCCATCGCGGTGAATGCTGGAAGCTGGCACACCAAGATGGATGCTAAGAGCTGGAACGCCGCCAATGCTGAGATTCTGGTTGTGGATGATGTGAACCACTCCTATATTGCCGAGAACTTCCGCAGCTGGGCCGAGAGGCTCCAGCCGACCATTGACCGTGCCCGGTGGGATTCCGGCGAAGATGGAGACGAGTTCAAGCGGTTGGAGAACCTGAGGGCTTTCTATATCAGCGTAGCCGACCGGGCTGCTGCTGCGAACTGGCTACAAAATGGAGGCGTTTGAGATGGCACAGAAGTTTTACATCGTGCAGGCAGGGTTCCTGCCTGTTGGGGCCTCTGATGTGACTGGATGGCGCAGCCACTCTTTCTACTCCGGTCGCAGGGCCTATGATGACGCGATGGCTGAGTACGAAAAAGAGGTTCGGAAGAACCTCCACCCGCGGCAGATGTTCCGTGTGGTCTGTACTGAGCATTGCAGCCGCAAAGATACCTACACCTACGTCTGCGGGTTTAAGAGCAGCGCAAAAACACTCTAAGGGAGGCAAGAACATGACCGTTTTAGAAAGATTGAAGGCCGCCGGATATGACCCGGCAAAGGCCATCACTCATTATCTTACTGCTGGCACTGGCGAGATGGAATGTGCCAGAATCGCAATCAACACCTTTCGCGGCCTTCCCCTTGAAAGGAACATCCTTGTTGTGACTGCTACCGCCTTCACAGTACTTCCCGATGGCTCCTATGGGCTGTACCCTGAATACTGGCCGCACTATCTGGAAGCCTCTGCACGTCTGTACTTTCCGCTTGATGCTGAGTTCGGGAGCTGTGAGATTGACCCGCAAAACCGCAGCGAGCACGACCGCTATGTTCTTCTTGACCGCCTCTTGTCAGATTGCAGATACTTCCTTGGAGCTGGCCACCGGAGCGATGCTTGCCTCTGGGCCGGAAACATCCAGAGCCAGGCACAGACAATGCGGAGCCTGTGGGCGAGCCTCCCTGAGGACTGCAAGCCAACATGGACTACGCTGGAGAAAATCAACCAGTATGTTGAGGAAATGCAGCGGTGCGAGATTTACTGATAGGAGGTCAAGACCATGTTCGACATTACCAATGATGAGAAGCTGCGGGACGCGTATGCTCTCTTGATGTTCATGCAGAAGGATGTTCCCGCCTCTTCCAAAAAGAAGGCCAACGTGAAGAATCTGGCCGCAACTGTTAAGAGGGAGATTCGGAGCTACAACAACCGCCCGGCTTCCAATGTGCGCATTATCAGCGGCGACTATAATGGCCATCTGGATTTGGTTCGGCTGCCCGATGAACTGGACAGGATGCACGAAGAGGCTGCTGCTGACTGGTTCCGCAACAACTGCTATCTGGAAGCTTACGACAGCCAATATGACTGCACAGGGCAGGAGTTCACGAGCTGGTATAAGCTGTTCAGGCGGCAGGGCCACTGGTTTGCATACCACAAGGTGTGCCTGGATGTCTGAGGAGGTGGAAAGGATGGCGAAATACACAATCGATGCAGTTCTGGAGGTCTGGGGCAGCTTTGATGTTGAGGCTGACAACCTTGGAGAAGCATATCGGAAGGCTGGGGAGAACCCCGGCAAGTATGCCAACCTGAAGGTCTGGAATGATGGAGCGGAGGCACAGCTCAGAACGTACAGCCACATCAACTGCATTGGCGAGTATGACGTTGACGATGCTGTTGCTGCTCTCACTGGGAAGGAGGCGAAGAAAGAATGAACGAGCGTGTTCGAGCTGCTGGGCAGCCTCCTGTTGGGAGCTACCGCAATATTCCGTATTTTGCCCTGAGAGGCATTTTCCATGAGCACGGATACCATGACAGGGAGGTTGCTGAAGCCGTTGGCATCAGCGAAGGCGCATTCTCTATGAAGATGCGGGGCCATTCCCATTGGCGCGGAGATCAGATTGCTGCAATCTGTGAGCTGATGGACATCCCGCAGAAGGACATCGGGAGGCTGTTCTTCCCGCAAGTGAATGGAGGTCGTAAACAATGAGCTATGAAATCAACGAAGATATGGCCCGGCGAGCGCATGAGACGCGCTCCACGCGAGATTATGTGGAAGGCTCTGCCACTGCTGAATATCAGCGTCAGGTGGATGAGGCGCGGCGCATTGCTGAGGAAGTGAAGGCCCAGTGCAAGACCACCGCCCAGCGCAACCGGGTGGATGGGATGCTCGACAAGTACGAGCGAACTCTGGCCTTTGCTATTAACCGTGACAATGAGGT